AAACCGCATTATATTAATTCTTAATCCTGCAACAAAAGAGCATTTTATTTACAAACGTTTCTTTGAGGAGCGAGGAGTAAACGAGGGATTTAACGGAATTAAAGACGATGTAACTTATATTCATACTACTTATTTAGATAATTTAGAAAACCTTGACCAAAGTTTTATAAATGAAGTTGAAAGGATTAAAGAAACAAACCCTAATAAATATCAACATCAAATCTTAGGGGGTTGGTTAAACAAAGCAGAGGGTGTTATATTTTCAAACTGGCGTATCAATAAATTTATTGATACAGGTTTCACTGCATTTGGTCAAGATTTTGGTTTTAGTGTTGACCCTACAACATTAATTCAGTGCTCAATCGACAAGACTAATAAAAAGATATACGCAAAAGAATTACTTTACAAAGCAGGATTAAATACTACAGAAATTTACAACGAAAACAATCGTTATTGCGGAACTAAAAACTTAATTATAGCAGATAGTGCCGAGCCTCGTTTAATATCTGAATTACGCTCACGTGGTTTAAACATTAAAGGAATTGATAAACCTAAAATAGTTGATAGGATTGCATTACTGCAAGACTATGAATTGATTGTTGACCCTGAATCAACTAATTTAGCTAAGGAATTAAATAATTATGTTTGGCACGATAAGAAGTCAGAAACACCAATAGACGATTACAACCACTTATTAGATGCTTTAGGTTATGTAGTATGGAATTTAATCGGAAAACCAAATCAAGGAAAATATATTTTTGATTATTAATTTATTAATTAACACGTAAAAAATTGTTATTATAATATGAGATTGACAATACCAACAGAGCAGAGCGAAATTACAATTGAGCAGTTTATAAAATATAACCGCTTAATAATATTAGAGAACATTTCAGAGTTTGCTTTAATGATAGGAATAGTTGCTGTATTCTGTGATGTTACAACAGATAAAGCGATGGAAATTCCTTTTAACGAGGTTAAAGAAATAGCAAACCAATGTATTGAAGTGCTTAATAAAGAAGTAGAACAGAAACGAGTTATAGAATTAACGTTTGATAACTTTGGATTTATTCCTAATTTAGACAATATTACAGCGGGAGAGTATATTGATTTAGATAAATATGCTGGAGATTTTGAAAACTATCATAGATTTATGGCTGTTGCTTTTAGACCGATAACAAAGAAAGTTTTTAACGATTATTCGATTGAAAAATACGATGGTTCTGATAAGTATGCAGGACAAATGTTAAAAGCACCTTTGAGTATGTTATTGAGTTCACAGGTTTTTTTTTACAATTTAAGCAAGGAATTACTGAAAGCTACGAGGGATTATTTACAACAACCGACAGCGGAGATAGAACAATTGGAGAAAGTTTTGGAACAAAGTGGGGTTGGTATCAATCAATTTATAGTGTTGCTGGAGGAGACTATTTCAACTTTACAAAAACAACTCAACTTAACATACACGAGTTTTTAACATTTTTAGAGTTTAGAAACGATTTAGCAAACGAGGAAAAGAAACAATTAAATAAGAAGTAAATGGAATTTCTAACAACTATAAACTATTTAAAGGGATTACTTGAAAGTGATACTGATGTCGCTTTAGTAACTCACGGAGTTAGTAACGATATTGATTTAGATAAAAACGGAAACTATCCACTTGCTCACATTCAATTATTAAATTTTAATCCTCAACAACAACAGGGAGTTATTAGTTTTCTATTTGAAATTAACATATTAAAGATTAGAGATAATAATAAAGTTCCATCAACTGACAAATGGTTACGAAACGATAATGAGTTACAAAACTATGATGACACTATAGCAATAGCAAATAGATTATTTGCAAGGTTAAGAAACTTAAATGATTTGAATATTGATTTATTAAACAATACACAACCCGAAGTATTAAGTTTAGCTTTTACAAATATGTTAGATGGATGTATGTTTCAAATTGAATTAGGAATTACAAACGATGTCGATGGATGCAGTTAAAACAGAAAGCACGTTACAATCTTTTAATAAGTATGTTATCCAACAAGCGAGAACAAACTTAACAAAATATAAGCACAACGTAGATAAGAAACTATACAATAGTTTGAAAGGTTTTGTTTCAGTTGCTCCGAGAAGTTTTAGTTTAGCTTTTGAGATGGAGGATTATGGAAAGTTTCAAGACTTAGGAGTTAAAGGAAAATTTAGCAGTACAAAAGCACCGAATAGTCCTTTTAAGTTTGGAAGCGGAACAAGACAAAAAGGAGGTTTAACAAATGGAATAGTTAATTGGGTAACAAAGAAACGTTTTCAATTTAAAGATAGACAAACAGGTAAATTCTTAAGTTATAAAGAAACAGCTAATTTAATAAGTAGAAGCATTTATAGAACAGGAATAAAACCAACAGAGTTTTTTTCAAAACCTTTCAATAGTGCTTTTAAAAAATTACCAGACGATTTGATTGAAGCATACGGATTAGACGTAGAAACATTTTTACAATATACATTAGACAATGGCAAAAAAAGTTGAGATAAGATTAGGAGATAATCCAAGTAATAATGATTATGTTGCTTTTTTTCCTGTAGTACCAAGTGAGTTTTATTCATCACTTACAACATTTACTTATAGAACAACTCCCACAAGTGGATTTATAACTATTGGCGCTACAAAATTAGATAGTATAACTAACTTATTTAACTTTGCAACTACTTACTATTCAAGTTATGCGTGGGTTTCAGTAACACAAGTTACCGACGGAATTGATATTTTATTCAATGCAACCGATGTAACTTTTACAACCATAGGCACTCCTATTGTTGGGGATTTAACTTTAGCTTTTATCGATGTAAGTATACAGCCTTTTACACGTGATAATATTATACTTTCAAGAGTTCCGTATAATTTAGATATACAGCCAACGATGGTATTTGATTTAGCCACTTTAAATATGAAAGTTTATAGAGGCACCGCAACAACTGACGCACCAAGTACAACTACGTTCCCTTTATCAAAACCAGTTATACAAGCAGGACAAACAAAAATAAGGTTTGAAGTTTCAAAGTTTGTGAATGATTATTGCAAAAGTAATATACCAACATTCGGTACAACAGGAGTTCATACTTCTACGAGTTATGATAGTGTTTGGTTAGATGCTGAAATAAACGCTTATTATTTAGGAACTAAAATAGGCACTTCTAATAAACAATATTTGGCTATTGATGGCTTTGGATATCATACTGAATTATACAACCCTAAACTAACTAAAAACGTATTAACAACAAATACAACTCACATAGTTTATAGCGGTTCTGATTATCCTTTATATTTTGTTTCAAAAGATTTAGTTTCAATTACTATCGATGGTAGTAGCGTTTCTTTTACTTTAGATGATACAATAAACAATCAAATAATAGCTTATGTAAATATCGGAGCGTATATTGGTACTCAATCGAGTTTTACAGCGGTTTTTAATTACGGAGCAACAACAGAAACACACACTTTTATAGTTAAAAACGCTTGTAAATATCCATTATATAATGTTTTCTTTAAAAATAAATTTGGTTTTTGGCAAAGTATTCCTTTTAACTTGCGTTCAAAATCAACTATTAATGTAGAAAGTTCAGATTATATGCCTGTCGTTTCAACTTATGGCGCTTATTCTTTACAATCACATAATAAAAAATCATTCCAACCGAGCGCAAAAGAAGTAATAACACTAAATACAGACTACATTCCTGAGTATTATAATGATATTATTGAAGAAATGATGTTGTCGGAGTTTATTTATGTAGAAAATAATGGTGTTTATTTACCTGTAAATCTAAATAAAAAGTCTATGGATAAGAAAACTAAAATGTTTGATAAACTTATTCAATATACTTTTGACTTTGAGTATAGTTTTAACTTAATGAATAGCGTAATATAATGGACGTACAAGTATATTTAAAGACTATCGACGAATTGAGTTACGAAAGGTTAGATTTATTTCAAGATGAAAAGATTGAGATTAATTTAAACGTTAAAAACTTAAGTGATATATCGAAAGTCCGTGCAGATTTTACGCAAAGTTTTTCTATTCCTACAAGTCCAAACAATAATACTCTTTTGTCTTATTGGTTTGATGCTGATGTTGACGGAACATTTAACGCCAACATTAGAATAGATGCTTATATCGAAGTGAATAGTATTCCTTTTCGTTTCGGTTCGGTGCAATTAGAAAGTAGTAAGTTAAAAAACGGATTGCCATATAGTTACTCAATTACTTTTTATGGTAACAGCGTAAACTTATCTGATAAATTTGCAGATGAATATTTACGTGATTTAGATTTAAGCGCATTTAACCACGATTATACAAGTAGCGTTATAGATACAATTAACGATAGTTCAATTCATAGCGGTAACATATATTATCCTCTTATTAATTGTCGTACTTATATGGATTATGGAAGTAATGCAGACCACGATTTAAAAAAGAACGGAAACACAATTACCTACAAAGACTTTAAACCTGCTATTCGTGATTTAAAAATTATTGAAGCTATTGAAACTAAATACGGAGTTACATTTTCACGTGACTTTTTTGACAGGTCAATATTTTATAATTCGTTTCTTTGGTTGCATAAAGAAAGCGGACAAATGAAAACTTCATCAACTGCTTTAGCAGTAGACTTTAATAGTATTTCAGTTATAACAGCAGATTGGAGTGTAACAACACCAGAAGTTAATACAACAACTGACAGCGTTAAAATAGATTGGCAAAACAATTTTCCTGTTACATCGTGGATTCAACATAGATTTTGTACAATTATTTATAAAATTACAACTGCATCAGTTTATAATTATAAGATTGAGGTTTTCGATAATGGAGTGTTGTACGAAACACATACTGGTTTAAATGGTAATAGCCAAATATTAGTTTACCAAAATGGATATGCAAGTGACAACTCAAATCATTTATTTACTTTTAAAGTATCTTCTATTGAGGGGAATATAACATTCACATCATTGTTAACTTATATAGGTGCATTAGTTTTTGATAGTATAAAAAGAGAGATTCGTATGAGTTCAGGAAGTCAAACAACATCAAATGCAATACTAAAAATTAATGAGCAAATACCCGAGATAAAAGTAAAAGATTATTTTTCAAGTTTAATTAATCAATATAATTTAATTATAGTTCCTAAAAGTTCTACAGAATATTATATTGATACTTTAGACAATTGGTATAGTAAAGGCAAAGCATACGATATAAGTAGTTTAGTTGATTTAAAAGATATTACTATTACTAGACCAAAAGTAAAAAAACGTATTGACTTTCTTTATCAAAAATCTGACACTATTTTAGCTAAACAATACTTCGATAATAATCAGTTAAGTTATGGAGATTTAAAAGCTACTTATAATATCACAGGAGATGAAATGAAAATTGAAACGCAATTCGAGAATATGTTGTTTGAAAGATTAACAGATATTTCAACTGCTACTCAAACGGATTTACAATGCGGTTTCGCTGTTGATATTAATAACAATCCAATTAAAGGAAAACCTATTCGCTTTTATCGTAACGGATTAGAAAGCGACTACGTACATATTGACCACGTTTCACGCACAGGAGTTTGGCACACGTCAACAGAGGATAATATAGTTTTTGAGCAAGTTACTTGCTCTATGAATTTTGGAGCGGATAACTCAAGTTATTTTTATAGTCCAATTGTTACAGGATTATATTATAACTTTTGGAAAACATACATAGAGGATTTATACAATAAAAAAACGAGAGTATTAAGTTTAAAATGTAAGTTACCGATTAGAATACTTTATAATTTAGGTTTAAACGATAGATTTATTATAGGAGATTATAAGTATAAAATTTCAAGCATCAAAACTGATTTAACAAATGGAGATAGTATAATTGAAATATATACTGATTTAAGCTCGCCTTTAGATAGTGTAAATAATGTTAATCCTTTAACTATTGATAGTACAGAATATACAATTGATAGTGATATAATTACAATCGATGCAGTTAGTACTTACGATCCTGTAACGTCTTATACTTTAAATGGTGTTTCTTTGACTACTTACGAAGCAACAAAAGGAGAAGAAAACTTTGAAGTTAAAATAAGTGCTAATACTAACTGGAGCGTTTCGAGTTCTGATAGTTGGATAACACCAAACAAGTTAACAGGAAACAAAACAGACTATTTAAGAGTTAAAGTTGATACAAATTCAGGAAGCGCAAGAACAGGAACTTTAACAATTACAATCGGAACAGGAATACCTTTTACAATAACTATAAACCAAGCATAATGATAGGATTAATTTTAAACTTATTACACTCTAACGATTGGATTGTGAAATCTGATATAATAGAACAAGCGAAAGGCAAACACGAACTCGCTACAAATATAAAAACTGCAAAATGTAAATTAAGAAGACAATGGCAATCGAGAAAGTAATTAAAATAGATGTTGACCAAGTTAAAGCGATGGGCGGTTTGGAAGCGTTCAAACAATCCTTAACACAAACCGAAGAAAAAAGTCAATCTTTAAAAGCAGAGTTAGCGCAGTTAAAAAAACAATTAGCGTCTTTAGATGAGGGTACGGAACAATACCAAACTATAGCAAAAAGAGCAGGAGAGGTTTCTGATAAGATAGGAGACATCAATACTAAAATTAAGAATTTAGGTAGTGATACAAAAAATATTGATGCAGTTGTTCAAGGGGCGCAAACTTTATCGGGTGCTTTTTCTGTAGCAAGTTCAGCAAGTGCTTTGTTAGGAAGTGAAAACGAGGACTTACAAAAAACTATGATGAAAGTTGAATCAGCTATTGGTTTGACTGTTGGTATTCAATCTATTGCAAACGCATTACAGAGAGAAAGTGCTTTAGCTATTGGAATAGCAAACGTAGCCACAAAGGTTCAAATGGGTTTACAAACCGCTTACGCTGTAGTAGTCGGAACAACAACAGGAGCGTTAAAAGCCTTAAGAGTGGCTTTAGTTTCAACAGGCGTAGGTGTTTTAGTAATAGCCTTGGGTTATCTTATTTCTAAAATGAGTGAGAGTTCAGACGCTACTGCTGAAATGACAGATAAGCAAAAAGAACTTAATAAAGAATTAGAATATACAAAAGAGTTAACGGATGCTGAAATAAAATCTATTGATACAAGAACTCAACTATCTTTGGCTTACGCAAAAAAACGAGGCGCAAGTGATAAAGAATTGACTAAAATTCAAATTGAGGGTATTAATGAAAGGATTAATGCAAACCAAGATGAAATAAATAAAATAAAATCTTCACAAGATGAGGAGTATAACCTAACAAAAGAGCAAAATAAAAGAATACAAGATTTAAGAAGTCAAAATTTAGATTTATTACGTCAAGGTAGAATACAAGTTGCTAACTTTGAAGCAGACCAAGCTATTAAACAAAGAGAGATAGAACTAAAAAACGCAGAAGATGCTAAAAAAAGAAATCAAGAATTAAATGCAGAAAGACGTAAAGAATCAGAGGAACAACGCAAAAAAGATTTAGAGGATTTAAGAGCGTTCCAAAAATTAATGTGGGACACGCATTTAGATAATGTAGCAGATGAAGCAGTACAAAAAAAGCAAGAAGATGAAGATAAACTAAAAAGATTAAGAGAAATAGGAGAGGCTTCCGATGCTATTGATAAAGAATTTGATAACAAAGAAATAGCAAACGCACAAGCTGTTGCTGATTCAAAACTTGCTATACAAAACGCTCAATTAGATAATGTTTCTAATGGAATATCTTTACTTCAAAATTTAGGTATTAAAAATAAAGCAATACAAAAAGGGTTGTTAATTGCTGAAAGCGCAGCAGGTATTGCTAAAATCATCATTAATACAATGGCATCAAACGCTAAAGCTGTAGCGGCATCTCCATTAACAGGAGGTATGCCATTTGTAGCAGTTAATACAATATCGGGTGCGTTAGGAGTAGCGTCTACAATAGCAGCAACAGCAAAAGGATTGAGTGCCTTAGGAGGTGGAAGTAGTTCGGGTGCTTCAATGCCAAGTGCAGGAGGAGGTTCGGCAAGTACACCTCCAAGTTTTAATATCGTAGGTCAAAACCCTAACAATCAATTAGCACAAAGCATAGCACAACAACAAAGCCAACCACTACAAGCATATGTAGTAAGTGGAAATATGACAAGCGCACAAAGTTTAGATAGGAATAAAATAGATACTGCAACATTTAATTAAACAAAAAAGCACCTCTGGAAAGGTGCTTTAAATTTTTATAATAAAAACTAACAAAAAAATATAATGACTTTTATAATATAAACATACAAAAAAACCCGAATAAAGTCGTAAATCAGAATGTAAGAACGTTTTAGTTTTTTGTTTGTATTGTTCAAGCAAAACAAACATTAGTTTTAAACACAATTCAAATGTAATATATTATTTTTAATAAACAATATTTATATATTAATTTATATTAATTCTAAATAACTAACAAAAAAAGCACTCAATAAAACGAGTGCCTTTTATGCTATTAACCAACTTTTAGAAATTATGACTACGCAAATATATTAAAAATATATTTCACTTTTTAATTTTTCTATTTTATTTTTTATATCAAATAAATTAGTACTGCTATTAAAATAATATTTCACTTTACTATTATCCAAAACGCATTCGTTATACCAAGTTATAATTTGAAATAAATATTTACGCTTTCTTAATTTAGATATTAAACACCAATAAGGATGATAATAAGGTAAATATACACTATTACATTTTCCTTTAAAATCATTTATTTTAGAATTACTTTGAGAGTATTTATAGTTTTCATTTAAAAACATAGTCCATTTATCCCAATCATTATTAAATGAGTTTAGTGTTTTATTTTTAAATGTTTTTAAACATATCATAAAACAAATATATAAAACTTTTTTAAAATAAATGTTTACTTAAATATTTTTTTTTGTTATTAAGTTATGGAAACGTATAAAATTTTATTTAAAGAGGGAGAAACTACAGGAGTTTACGGAATTAGTTTGGTAAACGACCCTGCTATGGAATCGCTTTGGGTAGCATTATCAAAAGAGGAACAAGTACAACTAAAAGCAATTGATAACGAAAAGAGAATTGTTTGCGGGGCTGTATTAATTCCAAACAAACCAATTTATAGAAACCAATATGGAAACGAATTTAATATTGTATTTCCTGCTGAAACTATAAGATTAGCAAGCGAGGGATTTTTAAAAAATGGTCATCAAAAAAGTTCAACTTTAGAACATAATATTGATACTAAATTGAGTGGTGTTACAATTGTAGAAAGTTGGATTAAAGAAAGTGAAACTAACGATAAATCTGCAATGTATGGATTTAACGAACCTGTAGGAACTTGGTATGCTTCTATGAAAATTGATAACGATGAAGTTTGGAATGATTACGTAAAAACTGGAAAAGTTAAAGGTTTTTCAATTGATGGTTTTTTCGATATGGAGAAAGTAAATTTAAAAAGTGAATATATGAGTGAACAAAAGAGTTTTATCGATGAGGTAAAACAAATTATTAAAGAGGGTTTAGCTAATTTTTCTTTGAAAAAAGATGAAGTAGAAGTTAAACTCGGTTCGGTTAATACTGCCGATGGTTCAGTAAAGATAAACTTTGAAGGAGATACAATTGCTACAGGATTAGCTGTAACAATGACTGCTCCCGATGGTTCAGAATTACCTTTACCTGATGGCGAGTATAGTTTAGAGGGAGGAATGAATATTACAGTTATGGGTGGTTTAGTCGAAGAAGTTTCTACTGCAAAAGAAGAAACTACAGATAACGAAGAGCCTGCAAATCCACAAACTCCAATGAGTACTGATACTCCGCAAGTGAAAAGCGAGAAAGTAACTCAAGAAGTATTTTACCAATTATCAAAAGAGGATATGGCTTCTTTTATTGTTGAAGTTGGTAATATGATTGATACAAAAGTTGATGCTTTAAAAGTTGAACTTACTAAACAAGAAGAAGTAGTTGAACTTACAAAAGCTAAACCTGCTAAGGAAATTGAACACCCTAACAAAGCATTAGAACAATTTAGAAAAACAAAATTAACATAAATAAAAACAAAAAACAGATATGGCATTAAGTTATACTTATTCGGATTATAGAGGCAAGGCTGCTGAACCGATTTTTGAAGAAATCATTTTTGAGAATGATACAATTGGCAAAAATTTAGTTGCGTTTGAAACTGATGTAAAAGCGGAAACTATTTTTACAGAAACAACTGCAACCGCTACACTTCAAGCGTACACAAGTGGAGTTCCTACTTCGGCAGGAGATTTAACAGCTTGGGATAAATTAGTAACTCCTGTAAAAGTTCAATTTTACCAAGAGTTTGACCCAAACTCTTTAAGATTCTCAAGATTTAAAAGAGATATTAAGCCTGGTGCTTGGGAAATTTTATCTAACGAGTTTGAACAATTAGTTATCGGTGGTTTATACGCAAAAAAAGTAGCTTACGCTTTAGAGTATGAATTTTGGAATGGTGTAAAATCAGCTACTAAAACTGCTGTAGCTGCATTAACTGCTGGAACTGCTAATACTTCGGTTGGTGCTGCTGAAAAAACTGCTGTTGCTGCTTTGACTGCATCTCAAATTGATGGTATTTTAGTTAAAATGATTTACAATAGTTCTAACGCTTCGGGAACTGCTGGAGTTGGAACACGTGTTAAAGTTGCAGGTACTACACTATCTTATTCTAATTTAAAAACAGAATTAGATAAAGTGTATTCCGCTATTCCTGCACTTACTTTAACTAACCAAGAAGCACCAAGAATTTACTGCGCTAAAGGAGTTAAGCAAATGATGGTACAAGCTAACAATGTAACAACCGATTATACTAAACCTTTCGATATTTCTCCAAATGCTGATAGTTTTTACTTTAATGGTTTGGAAGTTGTTTTCGTGCCAATCCCTGCTAACGTAATTATTTGTGCTATTCCATCACATTTAGTATGGTGTACTGATTTGGTTGCTGATGTAAATCGTTTGGAAATGAACGTAATTGCAAACAACAGAGAAGATATGTTTATTAAACATAATATGACTTTAGAGGCTCACGTAGCTAACCAAGCATATAACGTTTTATACGTAGGATAATATTAACATAACCACCTTTTAATTAAGGCGGTTTTTAAAACACTATACAATATGGCTTGTGATATAACTAAAGGGCGTAAGTTAGGATGTAAAGATTCGAGAGTTGGGATTAAATATGTTGATTTCGCTTTGTACAATGGTGCTGAATTTTCTGTAACAGGTCAAGAGGTTGCTACATTACCTGTAGCAGTTGACGAAGTTTTCAGATATGAAGTAAAAGGAGCAGGTAATAAACTTACTGAAACTGCTACTATTGACGCTGAAAAAAGAACTACAGAAATTAAACAAGGATTAGATTTGTTACTTCCTAAACTTACAAAAGAAAGTGAAGTTGAACTATTATCTTTGATTTACGGACGTGTAATTGCTTTTGTTCACGATTTTAACGGAAATGTTTTTTGCGTTGGAATTGATAACGGATTAGACGCTACAACATCAACAAAATCTACAGACGATAGCGGTTATAAGATTACTATGGAATCTATGGAAACTAAATATAGTCCTTACCTTTCAAGTTCAGCAAAAACTGCATTAACTGCGTTGGTTTCAACATCGAACATTACACCTTAATAAAAAGAAATTCTATTTTTTTAAACCTATAAGTTAATTTATAGGTTTTTTTTTGTTATATATATATGGAAGAAAATAAGCAAAATATAGATATATTTCAATTATCTAATTATGTACGACCTGATGTTAAGGAAGTAGCCAATAAAGAATGGGTAATGAATGGAGAAAAAAACTCTTTCTACACCTATATAATTGACCGATATAATGGGTCTCCTACAAATAGAGCGATTATTGATAGTTATGCAAAGTTTATTTATGGTAAGGGATTAATGAGTAAACAACAAACTCAAAAACCTTTACAATTTGCTGAAATACAGAAAGCGATTAGCAAAAAAGATTTAAGAAACATTTGTCAAGATTATGCTTTATTTAGCGAGAGTTCATTAGAAGTAATTTACGATACCAAAGGAAATATACAACGTATTAAACACGTTCCTAAAAATCAGATATTACCAAATAAAATGAATAGCGAAGGAGATATTGAGGGATATTGGTTTTCTTTAGACTTTAACCAACCAAGAAAATACGAGGCTAAATATTTTGAAAAATGGACTGCTGGAGGGAAAAAATCAGGCTCTTATATTTATATTATTTCAACTTACCAAGTAGGCAAAACATATTTTACAGACCCTATTTATATGGCGGGTTTACCTTATGCTGAAATGGAAGAAAGGGTTGCAAACTTTTGCATTAACTATATTACAAATGGTTTTAGTATTGATAAAATTATCAATATGAATCAAGGTGAGCCAAGTGAAGAAGTTAGACTACAAGTAAAAAAAGCATTTAAACGAGATGCAACAGGGAATGAAAACGCAGGAAATGTTTTTATAAATTACAATATAGATAAAGATAGCGCAATAACTATTGAAAATGTAGAAATTCAAGACGCTTATCAACAATTCGAGTATTTAAGTAAAGAGGCAAGTACAAAGATAATGATTAGCCATAAAGTAGTTAATCCTATTATGTTTGGTGTAAAATCTGATGTAGGTTTAGGAAATAACGCTAATGAAATGGAAACTGCTTTTAATGAAAGTGAAAAAATGGTAGTTGTACCTATGAAAGAGCCTATTTTAGACGCTTTAATGGAAATCACAGAGAATGTTATTGATTTAGACTTTATCCCTTTAAGACAACCGCAAACTATACAGCCTACTCAATTAAGTAAACAAGAACACGAACATCAAAATCCAATTATTGCCGATGCTTTAATCGAATTAGGCGAACAAATAACAGAGGATTGGGAGTTAATAGATGAGATTGAACAGGTTGGAACACCTAAATTAAGTGAAACGTCGTTAAATTTAGCTAAAACATTTTCAAGTTTTCCAAATGTAACGAGTGAACAAGACACGAGCTTGTTTAAAATTCGTTATAAATATGCAGGAAGTCCAATAACTGACGAAACAAGAGAATTTTGTACCAAAATGATGAAAGCCGATAAAGTATATCGAAAAGAAGATATAGAAATAGCTGAAACAAAAGTAGTAAACGCAGGTTTAGGATTGAAAGGTGCAGATACTTATTCAATTTGGTTATATAAAGGCGGTGTAAATTGTAAACACTTTTGGCAACGTCAAATATATTTAAGAAAAGGGAATAATTCACTATCGGTAAACGAAGCGAGAAAAATGATTTTAGATTTAGACCCTAAAGATAGACCTTTAGCAAAATGGCAACAAAACGACCCAATTGTAGCACAACCTGCACAGGATAGTAATAATAATTTCAGAGCGTAATGGATATACTATTAATTGATTTAACAGCAGGAGACTTAACTAAAGCAACTCCTTTAGGTGGTAATATTGATATTGACCGCTACAATTTTTGTGTATTAGATGCTCAAAATTCAAAAGTGCGTGAATTGTTAGGCGATGAGTTATATACTAAAATAGAAACTGATTACGTTGCTGAAACTTTAACAGGTAATTATTTAGAATTATACACTAACTTTGTAAAACCAATAATTATACATCAAAGCGCAGTTGAATATTTAACTATAGGTAGTTTTCAAGTTTCTAATGGTGGTATTTATAAACATACACCTGCTAACGGAACACCTGTTGAAATGAGCGATGTAAAATTTATTTTAGATGCACAACGTACAAAAGTGGAAATGTACGAGGAGCGTTTAATGCGTTGGCTTTTAAGAGTTCGACCAAATGAATATAATTGGCATTATGAAAATATCGTTAACCCTACATTTGGAAATAATAGTATATTGAATTTTGATATAGTAGGAAATAACACAAAGAAATGGAACGAAAAACCCGACAACCGAATGGACAATTGCTTCGGAAATTAGAAATCTATTTGTCTAAAAAAGAAAAAGAAAAACAAAATGGCACAACAGCACCTAAACGTAGGAACGACATCTAACGACGGAACAGGAGATACTTTAAGAGCCTCGCAAATAAAAGTTGAGGCTAATTTTGATGAGTTATACGCAAGACCTGACTTTACCGATGCACCAAGCAATGGTAATACTTACGGACGTAAAGATGGTGCTTGGGAGGAGGTTACAGGCGGTAGCGGAACAACTCCAACGCTTCAAGCGGTTACAACTGAGGGGAATGAAACGACAGACGAGATTAAAGCGTTTATGTTAAGTGTTGGTCAAGGAACTGGAACAACTCGTTTAATAGCTGATGAAACTGGTGTATTGGTTTCTTATGATAATTTATTGATTAGAGCTAGTGACTATGAAACAAGTGGAAATGATACACAAGTAATAGCAGTTTCTACTGGTAATAATGTTCAATCATTACAAGATACTTCGGGAACTATTGCATTAACATCCGACATCCCCACAACCGCAACAGAAGTAGACGCTCTTAAACGTGACGGAAGCAATGCTAATGCAGATGTTGATATTGCAACCGCTGGTTATAGTTTTATTACCAAAACAATAAAAATAGGCTATCCAGCTTTACAAATGGAGGTTAAATCTGATAATCTTTTATATAATCATACCGCACAATGGCAAAACCAAGAATATACTGGGATTGAGGATATTTCTAATAAAGGTGTAGCAAATGGTTATGCTCCATTAAATTCATCTTCACAAGTGCCAAGTGCAAATCTACCAGCGTATGTTGATGATATTATAGAGGGGTACTTATTAGCGGGTGTTTTTTATGAAGAAGTCACGCATACAACAGTTATAACTGGCGAAGTAGGAAAAATATACATAGATTTAACAATCGGTCAATCTTCTAAACAATATCGTTGGAGTGGCTCTGTTTACAATCAGATTACAAATGGATTTATAGCAAGCACTGCCGATGTTCCTGATAGTACTGATAAAAGGTATCAAACAGATGCACAACAAGCGTATAACGACGCTACAAGTTCTATACAAACGCAAATAGATAGTAAGCAAAATGCATTATCATATACGCCTTTTAAATATGTACAAACAAGTCAAACTTTACACACTGGAACAACTTCTGAAACAATTGTAGCTACTGAAACAATATCAGGAGGTGTTTTTAACGCAAACGATAGCATGAAAGCGTTATTTAAATGTACCAAAGTAGTGTCTACTTCAACTGTTACAATGCGTTTAAGAATCAACACAAGTAATACGCTTTCAGGAGCTACTTTAATTGGTACTTTAACATTAGGAACTGCTAATACTTATGGAAAAATGAATAGGACTTTTGATTTAAACGGAGGTACTTTATACGGATATAATTTTGCAAGTTCATTAGCTACTGATAACACGGCTGTTAATACAGCTGGAGGTTCTGCATCTTATAACACTGCAAATACTTTATACTTCTTTTGGACTGTACAATTAGGAACGTCAAGCGATAGTGTTACACCTAATTTAGCTAACTTAACAAACTAATATGAAAACGATAATTGATAAAAATACAGAAGAAGTACTTTACTCAACAATGTTTGAAGTAGAACTATTAGAAAATGAAATTGCAGTTGATGGATTGAGTGGCGATTTCACACATTATAATTTAGTAACCAAAGAATTTTATAACAAATGAAAAACTTTATAAAAAACAATTACGATAGGCATTTACTTTATACTTTTGTAATATTCTTTTTTGCATTATTTAGAATGGATATAAAAGATTGCGAGTGGTTCGGGATTTTATTTATTTCTACATTATTTGCTTTCATTCTAAATTTAGGTAGAGAAATGTATTATGAGAAATTCCACGAAGTGCCTTTCGATATTTACGATGCTATTTATGGTGGCGTAGGTGGTTTATTAGCTGGAATAACATTTTTAACATTTATATAATATGAAAGAATTAAACGACGAAGAACAAAAATTAGTAGATGAGGCGTATGCAATTTTAGCTAAAAGCGAGGCTACATCGAAATTGTTTATTGGAACACCAATTCCGCCTAAAAAACCATAATGAAAAGAATAGGAATATACATAATTATTTATAATTTATTTTGCTTATCGGTATTAACTACTGAATGGTATAGTAAAATGATAACTATGTATATTCCGTTCTATGATTACGTTAAAAGTGAAAGATATAATTTTATGGATTTTTTAGATACGCCTTTTTATTTTGTAGCATTATATTTTATTTTGTTCTGCAGAAGAAAAATGAGTTATATGCAAAAAGTATCGATTATCTGTTTAATACCTTACTTGACTTTTAAAGTTATCAATATGAATTATTTGAACTTAGGATATAAAGACTTTATGTTTTGGAATATATTTTTTATTTTTATAGTTCCTATTGTTTTATTTTTAGAAAATAAAATAAATTATGATAGGTTTAATAAATGATACCTTAAAGGCTAATAAAAAATGGTCACAAAAACGACTAATGACGTTTAGTAGTTTCTTTGTGGCTTCTATTTATGCTTTTATTCCAATTTTTTTACCTAATTTTGAAGTCAAAGAGTTTGTTTTTTTAGGTTTTTTAGGGGTTGGTGGTTTTTCAATTTATAGAACACAAAAAACGAATGAGAATATAAATAGTAATAACGAAAATGTTTAAACACTTTTACCACATAGCCGATTATGTTTTTGGATTTATAGGAGGCTTTGCTTTTTTAGATGCTATTAAAGTACAAATAGGATTACTTCAAAATATTGATAATTCAATTAAGTTAGGTTCTTCTTTATTGGCTTTTGTTTATTTCGGATTACGAATATTCTTTTATTATCATAAATCAAAAGGAGAAATAGCTTTACAAAAAGAACAAATCAGAGAATTAGAAATAAAGAACAACGAAAAAGATTTGACAAATCACATATTTGGTCAACAATTAAAATCTATTCCGATTGATGAATATAACGCAAGTAAAGAACGATTAAAAGGAAAATAAATATGAAAAAACTAATTAAAGTATATTTTTGGATAGGTGTAAACGTTATCGGAATACCTGAGTTGTTTATACATGAAAAGCAAACTTATGAAGTTAAAAGTAAGTTTTTCGGAGTTAAAAAACAAACTACTATTAATCAATATTTAGATTTATTATAATGACAGAATTAGCAAAACAAACAATAGCCTCAGCAATTACGCAATTAGGAGTTACAGAAGTTCCGAAAGGGAGCAACAGAGGTAAAGACGTTGAAAAATATTTAGCGAGTTGTGGGCTAGGTGGTGGTTATAGTTGGTGTATGGCTTTCGTATTTTGGAACGTTATTCAAGGTAGCATAAAAGCTGGTGTAAGGAATCCGTTATTTAAAACCGCTGGAGTTTTAGCACAATGGAACGCTTCTAAATTATTGCAAACTACTACACCAGATAAAGGATATATCTTTATAATGGATTACGGAAAAGGACAAGGACATACTGGAATTGTCGAGTATGTAGATGGAAACAATATACACACAATTGAGGGAAATACAAACGACGAGGGAAGTCGAGAGGGTTACGAGGTTTGTCGTAGAGTTCGACAATTAAAAACTATTAAAGGTTTTTTGAAGATATAATTTAGAACAATTATAAATTAACCTATAACTATTGCGTATTAAAAAATAAGTAGTATTTTTACAATCAATAATTTTTTAATCTAAATCATAGACGTATGAAAAAATATTAATTAGAGGCGCACTCACAGACACTAAACCGATTGTTAATTCAGTCGGTTTTTTTATTTATAATATTTTTGTATATTTGTATTAAAATATTGTTTCTCTGACACCGATAGTAAGAGAAAAGCCATTGGGTTCGGTAAACCACGAATGGAGCGTCATTCTACTTAAAGAATGTGTGATTACGAAAAAGAGATGGAGTATTCCAAAGTCTAAAATCATAATTTAACCACTTCTAACGAGGTGGTTTTTTATTTGTTTTCGTTAGGGTATAATTTAGAATCGTTATAAATTACTTTTCGATATATTGTATATCAAAAATAAATATTATATTTGCGTATAATTAATCACTAAAAATATAGAAATTATGATTGAGTACAAATATTACATTGACGTTCTTAATAATGTAGTAAGAACAGTTCCAGTTACAAAAGGTTTGGGAGAAACTCATTTGGGTTTTCAAAGATTCAGTTATGAAACTAAATCTTTCGATTGGTCTGAAGCAATCGATTTGCAAGGCTATCAAGAAACAAATGACCCTCGTTAAAATATGAAAAACTTAGGCAGACCAAAAGACACGTCTATTAAAATACGTGTTGCAATCGATAACAAACAACATTCCTCAATTAACTTTTCAATAAGGTTAAAAGACGGAATTACAAAACAAGAAGCGAGTAAACAAATTGTTGAATTTTTAAAAGAGAAGTTATGAAACTAAACGGAAAAGCATTAGAAAGTTTTTTAGACTATTTAAGAAACAATAAAAAAGCATCAATAGAAATAGGCGTGTTAAGATTACATTGGCAAGAATACCCTAAATGCTACTTAAACGCTCTAATAATCGAGTGGTTTTCAACTTTAGAATTAGAGGGTAAAAACTTTTATAATAAAGTATTTGATTTTTACTATCAACAAAGATTAGATAGTATGACCATTAATGACATACACAAACAAGCAATAGAGAAAGCTAATTTAATAGTTATGAGTAACCTAATAGAAATACTACCGAATATTTACGGAGTGAAAGTGCCTAAATACTACATTCAAGGTCAAGTACAAAAATGGTATAATGAGTATTTTTTAAAATACGCATATAAAAATGAAAAATTTGATACGTTTTCAGATGAAATTCGTTTAGGAGAAAATAATTTCAAAATTCTCGGAACACTAACCAAAGACGAAATCAGTTTTGATGCTTCGGAGGTTGTTGATAGTGCTGAAATTGATATTGAGCAATACGATGGAATTTTAGTTGCAACTCCAAGATTTTGGGATTATGAGTTTAAATCCTTTGATTGTTCAAGTAGCAACGAATCATTCCGTTCAGCATTACCCGAAGAAATTTATTTTGAGAATCCTTTAGGAGAAAGAAATCCAATGAATCAGTGGGTTGGAGAAATATCACACGAGAGTATCAAATGGCAAACCGCCCAAGAAAACATTACACAAAAACTTTTAATATTATAGAAACTATGAAAGCAAATAAACACGAAATAAACGGATATATTTATGTTACGAGTGAGGATGAAATCCTAATCCCACAAGAAACTGAAAAAGAACTTGTACTTTGTGGTGAAGCGGATAAATTTTATCGATGTGTAAATTGTGATTCTCCTTGCGGAATTGAGGGACATTATATTAAAAAAGAACAACTACAAGAAACAGACGAAAAAGGAAATCCTTTGACTTTTTGGGAAGGAGAAGAACAACCAAAAGAAAGTATTGAGGTGATTGCTTTAAAGTATGCAGAAGCTAATCAATATGATTTAGAGTACTACGACGAGGGTGGTTTTCAAGGAATAGAAGTGAAATCATTTGCTGAAAAATTAGTAGATTTCTTTAACAACCACGCAAAACAAACAATGTGTTCAGAAGATGAAATTAAGCCATTATTATCTTTTCTAAGAGAAATAAAAGATAATTGGGATTGTGACGAAGACGCACATAGATATAATACTACTTGTAGATGTTGTAATGCTGAAAAAACACTTAACGAATGGTTCAACAAACATAAAAAACAATAACTATGGACAAATCAAACGAATTTATTAAAAATTAAAATATAGAATATGAAAAATAAAAATATATTATTAAGGTTATTAGTATCTCCATTTATTTTAGGAATGATGATAATTACATATTTTTATGGAGCGATTAAAAGATGGTTATACTTTTTAAAGTATGGTGGCGAATTTATTAACTTTGATAAAGATAAAGATGAAAATATAACTATTCAAAAAATTTATGAACTTTTAAAACAACAATATGAAAACTAAACTAATACTACTATCAACTATTTTACTATTTAGTTGTGGCGCTCGTAAAACTTCAAAATCAGAAACTACCGAAAAGGTAAAAACTGAAACTGAAATTGTCACAAAAGAAACTGAAACTAAACAATCAGAAACTAATACGAATGTTAAAGAAACTAAATCAACTACAATTGACAAAGAAAATAATATAGTTTCAGAAGTTACCGAAATAACTACTGACGATAAAACAAAACCTGCATCGGTTAAATTACCAAACGGACAAATAATTGATATTACTAACGCAAAATATAGAAACGAGAAAACAATCGATTTAAGCAAAGAAAATACTACTTTAAAGTTAGAATATAATAAAGCGGTTAATATAGCAGAAAGAGCCACAAAAATAGCTGAAACGTTATATAAACAGAATAAAGAACTTTTAAATAAACTTCAAGATATAAATTCAGAAAGAAAACAATTCAACTACGGAGCTTTTATACTATCTTTTTGGTGGTTTTGGCTACTTATTATAGCAATGATTTATATCGGTTGGAAAAATAGAAAAACTTTATTTATGTAGATTATGGAAAAATTGGAAAAACTATTAGGTAGAAAATTAAAAAATATGGAAAAAATGCTTTATGAAATGCAAAAAAATAAAAAAGATTATCATTTTGAAAAAGATAAAAATGGAAATTTAATATCTATAAAATCTTAACTACAAACCCCCAACACAACAACTAAAACACTTCAATCGGAGTGTTTTTTTATTTAGAGTTAATATAAATAAAACATATTTTATAAAATAATTGTAAAAAAGTTTTTTTATTCAAATTGTCGTTGTATATTTGCCTTATCAAAATGAAACAATAATCTTAAAAAAACAAATATTATGAAAACTACAAAAATAACATCGTTAGAAAAAAGAATTGAAAAATTAGTAGCTACAAAAGAATTGTCTAAAAACTCTTTAGTTTATGGTTGGGTAAATAATTTAAATTCAAATGAAATATTAAGACCAGTATTTTCGCAAGGTAGTACTTGGAAACATTCAAGTTTAGTTGACAAATCTTATGAATTAGAAACTATTTTAAGAAAATTAAATATAGAGTTTTCAAAAGGTAACGACGCTCCAAAAGGAGGTAAAACTGGATATTTTGTAAAAATAAATACTAAAATAATTAAATAATGGGAAGAAAAACACTACCACCTCACGAGAAAAAGCAACTCGTTAGGTTCTTCGCTAAAAAATCAACAATTGATTTAATAGGAGAAGAAAAAATTAAAACAGAATTTGAACAAAAAATCAACCAACTCCAAAAAGAAGCGTTACAAAAATGCGCTGATGAGAGTTTAAAAAGTAAGTAAGATGGGAAATAAATTAGGAATAACAGAGGACGAAGTTGTATTAAAAGAAACAACAGGTAATAAATGGATTGATATAGTTTCTGTAAAAACTGATAAAGCAATAGCTGAAACAAAAAACTATAGTTATATAAAAGAGCCTTATATTATTTGTTTAAATAATGCAAATCTAATAGTTGATTCATTTAATACAACTAACAAATGCAATAAACTACCCTCACAACTATTGCAAGAACACGAAGAAATGAAAGCGATGTTAATATATTCTTTAGGATATGTATTACATATTGATTTAAGAGAAAATATTAAACAACTACTAACTAAAATAAATCAGTAATTATGGAAACATTTAACATTTATTACGAGGGTATCAATTACGAAGTTACTGGAGAGTATGAAGAAAGCGATGACGAAGTAGGATATAAAGGCGGTTGGACTACAATCGATGTATGTATCGATGGAAATACAATATTTAACCATTTGCAAGAGCGGGTTGTTGAAAAATTAGGAACGTTAGTATTAGAAAAAATTTAAATAATAAAAATTATGCCAACAAAAGTAATATTATTACAATTAGAAAATTTAGTAAATGAAGAAAGTCCTAATATGCTTTTTTTAGATACTTTACAAAACACTGAATTAAAAATTGAATTAACTATAGATAATAAAACAATTATATCTTTTCCGTATGGTAATAAATATGATATAATTGATAATAAAATTATTATTCACGAAAAAATTTAACTATGATAACCGACAACGGAATATTAGAGTTTATAAACAAGCCGACTATTAACCGAATTAGTTTAGTAAGTCCGATTTTAAAAAAAACAATTATTGAAATTTTAACAAATAAGAGATTATGAAAGATAAATTAGTAAAATTAAGAAAAATTTTTATTGAAAGAGATTTAATGTTTATTTGTAATTGTATTTATTTTCTTGAACTTCCACCTAATGAAATAGAAGAATTAAGAGGGTATTTAGAAAAACACAAGCCAAAAAGAATACCTTATAATAATGGTGGCGGATGGTTTAAATGTTACGACAAACAAGCTAGAATAAATTTTTTAGATAAATTAATAGATAATACTAACTAACTATGGGTACATATTTATACACAATAGACAAAATGCCATCAACTGATTTAGAGAAGTTTCAAGCGTTAAGAATTGAAGCGTTAGAAAATGCTTTATTACAACACAAAGAGCTATTAAAAGAAATACAGATAGCTATGGAAAAATATGCAAACAACATCGAAGTAATAGACTTTTAAAAACTATAAAATTATGAAAAACTATAAAAAAACAGAACATTTTGAGCCAATTGCAATGAAATGTAATAAAGAACAATTTAATGAATTAAAACCGATATTGGATGAGTTTAAAATAAGTTTAGGCTATGTTGAATTTTTTAATACTTATCCTTATTTATTTAATCATTTTATTATAAAAGCAGATAAAACTATTGTTGTAACAAATAGATGTTTATCAAGCGTCACAAATGAAATCGTTTATAACGAGTTCAACGCTGAAATATTTTTAAAAGCGTGTGGAATAGTTGAAGTAGAAAAAACCTACCAACTTTCAGAAACATTCGTTAAAGAACTTTGCAAAGAACCAAATATTTTAGAGGCGTTTGTTAGAGAGGGGATTATTGAAGATGATAAGTTAGAAGTTGGGAAATGGTATAAATGGACTGAAAATGAAATATCTGTAAAGTTTAAAATTACAGAATTAGAAAAATATACTATCAGGGGATATGGATTCCGTGATGATATTTATATTGAAGAAAAAATATTTTATAGTGGCGTTAAAAACTATAATGATGCGGTTAGTAATTTAAAAGAAATGACACCACAAGAAGTAGAAACTGCTTTAATTAATGAGGCTAAAAAGAGAGGGGTTGAAAAAGGAAAAATAAAACAAATAAAAGAATTATATCAGATAGAAACAAGTAAAGAATATTATTTAATTAAATTAGGTGTTTTATATTATAAAGGTATTCCTATTTTTTATAACGGAACTTGGGCTGAAATAATCAAACCAGAAACCTACGTAAAAATCCCTCAATCATTAATCGACAATACACCAAATGATTTAGAGTTAGGTGGGTTAGTTAGAAACTTTAAAGAATATAAATAATGGAAAAAACAATTTATAATACATTTGTTCATATGGAAAGTCAAGAACAATGCGACAGAATGAAACAAATTTGTATTGATAATGGGTTGAAAATATGGGAGGACGCAATAGCTTTTTTATATGACTATAAAATAGGATATTCAAAAAAAACTATTAGTATTTTTTCTTATAGCGACATTGAATTTGCGGTTTGGGAAGAGTTAGAAAAATCAAGAGACTTTAATTTTAAAGTAACCGAGCAAGAATTTATTGAACTTTTAAAAACTACGAAATAATGACACCAACAGACTACACATCGATATTAAGATACGACAGAATGGTTTTAGATAGTAAAACATTCTCAGCAGAGAAAAAGTGGTCAATATCACAAGAGAGAAGTATTAGTTTAGGAGATAGGAAAAGACAATCTTACTTATCAGAAAAAACTAAACAAAAATTGTTACAGATTTTTAATAGGATAAATAATTAAGGTATGACACAAAAAGAACTATCTGAGGAGTTAAATATTCCTAAAAGCACTATTAAAGATACTATTAGAAGAAATAATATTAAGGGTATTGTAATTGATAATATCGGTACTATTGATTATGCTGAAAATGAAGTGCAAATGTTGAAATATATTTTAAAAGATTGGAAACCAAGCACAGAAAAAAGAACTATTAGAAGCAGAAGCACTTTTATAAAATATTTCACAGAAGTATATCATATAATACCAAGTAAAATGAATTATGAGTAATTTAGACAAAAAAAAGAACCGAGTTAATATGCATAAATTAGTATGTTTATCTAATTTATTAGTTGAAAATTTAGATGATTTAAAAGTAACTACTGAAAAAATGTTAGGTTTAAAAACTACATTAACTGAATTTGTAGAAGAACTTAATAATAGTTTAGCAGATACTGAAACGATGCAAAAAACAACTTATTTCAATGATATATCTAATAAAATAGATACTATTCTACGAAAAAACTTTAATGAAAATTACTAAACAATGACTAAAGCATAAAAAACACGTCTTTGGTATATTAAAAATAAAGAACGTAAAAAAGAGTATAATAAAATGTACTGGTTAAAATCAAAAATGAAAATAATATTTAAAGATGAGTAATTTAGATTAATTCTTAATTCGTTTATTATTATATTTACAAAACAAAACAAGTTCGGTCAGGGACTTTCACAAAATTAATAACGCCTCGTTTAATGCTTAATTCTGACCGATTAAGATTTTTAAATGAGGTTTTTATTTTAAATTATGTCAAGAATCACAAAAGAAATCGCAAACGAAGTAGCAAGAAAATTAACTACTAAAAAAACAGAAGAAATTCAAAAATTAGATTTACTAATACAAGAAACTTTAGAGTTATTTATTTTAAAAAGAGTTCCTAAAGATGTTATAGAATTTCAAAAAACAAATCCTAAATTTACATATTCTACAAGTTCATTTAGACTTATAGGTAATGGTTTTAATCATAAGTATTTAAATACTAAAAATGACATTCCTTATAATGGAAATAATATTTTTGAGCCTAAACCTGACGAAGCTAAAAAACTTCTCGAAATGATAAATAAAAAATCAGATTTAAAAAGTAATCTTAATAAGTTGTTTTCTGAAATTGAAAACTTACTTTATAATTTAAGAACTTATAATAAAGTTATTATTGAATTCCCAGAAGTCGAGCCATTTTTACCTAAAACTATTTCTAATAAATTAATGGTAAATGTAAATGATATTAGACAACAATTAAAGTAATTAACAATTTATCGAAGTAGTGAGCGATAAGAAAAAAATACGATCCATTGAATTAAGACACTCACTACTTATGTCTTTTTTCGGTGGCTTTTTTCAACACTAAAGCGTTGAATTTAGTTTTAACTTAAATAAATATAAATTATGTCAAAAGATTTAGCTTTACAGCAAACAGAATGGGATTTACACGAAAATCCAGAAACATTAATTCCTTTGGAATTTACAGAAGAAATTAAACCTGATTTATTCGGTTTAGAAGTTGCAAAAGCAACCGAAATGGTTAGCGGACTTTCAACAACTTTAGCTGAAAGAGAAGTATTAAAAAGTGCTTATGTTGATGTTATTAATTTAGAAATAACAACAGAAACATTACCTACATTTAAAGAATTACGTTTAAAGATTGTTAAGAATAGAACACAAGGACTTGACAAATGGAAAGAAAAAGAAAAGGCTTTTTATTTAGCTGGTGGTAATTTTATACAAGCTATTTATAATAAAGAATTGCGAGTAAATCAAGAAATGGAAGCTAAATTAATGGAAGCTGAAAAGTTCTTTGAAAACCAAGAAAAAGAAAAAGCACGTTTATTAAATGAGTCACGAATCGAAAGATTAAAACCTTATGTTGAAGATACAACTGGTTTAGATTTTGCAGTAATGACAGATGAAGATTTCGATGATTATTTATTAGGCAAAAAAACACGTTTTGAAAATGAACAAAAAGAACGTGAGGTCGAATCGTTAAGAATTGAAAATGAAAGATTGGCAGAAATTGAAAGACAAAAAGCTATACAAGAAGAAAACGAGCGTTTGAAAAAAGAAGCAGAAGAAAAAGAAAAGGCACTTGAATTAGAACGTAAAGCACAAGCCGAAAAAGAAGCTAAACTAAAAGCTGAATCTGATGCTATTTTAAAAGATGAACAAGAAAAACAAGCTAAAGAACGTGCTGAACAAGAAGCAAAATTAAAAGCAGAACGTGAGGCAAAAGAAAAACTTGAAGCAGAAATAAAAGCTAAATCAGATGCAGAAGCTAAAGCAAAATTAGAAGCGCAAAAAGAAGCTGAAAAATTAGCAAAAGCACCAATTAAAAAACAATTAAATGTTTGGGTTAATTCTTTTATTTTACCAACTACAAACGTAGATAATGAAGCATCAAAAAGTATTATAGAAAAATTTGAAGCGTTTAAAAAATGGAGTTTATCAGAAGTAGAAAAACTTTAGCACTTTATAAAGCACGAAAAAAAGCAACTGATAATCTGCAAAAATATTTATTCGAGAAACGGAATAATCAAAAATAATTCATTATCTTTACAATTCAATAATAATCAGATGCAAGGTTTCGGCATCGTAACTCGAAACCATAAATAAATATATTATTATGAGTACTTCAAACAGACGCCAAGCGTTTAACACTCCACAATCAAATCCAGCTTCTAAATTCTTTGACTGGAAATCAAATGACAAATGTTTTTCTTATTATGATAAAGAAAAACAAGAAAATGTTTTAGTTCCTTTGCCTTTTAAATTTTTAGTATTAGACGAATTACATTCGATTAAGGGTTGGAATGATGCAACATCAAGCGGTATTTTTTCAAATGAAGTGAAATTCATTTCAAAAGAAACAATGACAGTCAAACCATTTAAAGGAAATGAAATTGCAAAAGGTTTATATAAAGACATCAAAGAGAAAGTTGTTTCAGCTGGTGGTCACTATGTAAAATCTATTTACATTATGTTAGAGGATGGTTCTTTGGCTAATATTCAATTAAAAGGTTCAGCAGTTCAAAAGTGGGGGGAGTTCACACAAAAAACTCGTAACAGATTACCTGATGAATGGGTAATTGTTTCAAAGTCTTTAGAGGGTAAAAAAGGAGCGGTTAAATTTAATACTCCTGAGTTTACATTTGAGCGTTCAATTTCAGATAGTGAAGCGGATTTAGCAGATGAGGCTTTCAACACTTTAGAAACATATCTAAAAGCGTACTTAGTAAAATCAGAGCCAGTTATAGATGATATAGATGATAGTTCAACCTATGCTGGTGTAGAACCTAATTCAGGAGACCCTTTAGATTTCTAGACTAAAAATAACACAACTATTAAAAACCCTCTTTATTGAGGGTTTTTTTATTGATTGAAAGTGCGAAGTTTTTTCGTTATATATACCCCCTTAAAAAAAACTTTTCATTTTCAGAGGGGGGTGTAAAAAAATTAAAAAACTTCGCACTTTCGTACTATTTTATAAAAATACCAATAAATATAATGCTTTACAAAGGACGAAGTTAATTTTAAACTTCGCACTTAAAAAAAACTTCGTACTATTGTTTTTTATATCAATTTTATTATTATCTTTGCTTTACTTCTGACAATACAAAGACATTATATTAATCCCATAATGAAACCGAAGTCAGAAGCGGTGGATTTATGGGATTTCTTATTTATAAAAAATATGCAAGATATTAATATTTCAGTTTTTAAGGAACTACTAAAAGCACAAGACGTACCTTATATAATTCCACTTTGGAAATGTTTTGAACGTATTAAACAAGGTAAATCAAAAGAACTTGTAAAATTGGTGCGTGAAGCCGAAACAAAAGAAATAGCCGATAGATTAAAACAAAAACTACCTTGTATAGTATTCGGTGGTGAGTTTAAAGAACGCAACAAAGATGGTTTAATTAATCATAGCGGTTTAATGGTTGTTGATTTTGATAAGTATCCAACAGATGAGGTTATGTTTGACCACTTACACGAACTTAAAAAAAACAATCATTTTGTTTCTTTGTTTATTTCCCCAAGTGGAAAAGGAATAAAAGGGGTTGTTAAAATTCCAATATGCAATAAGATTGAACACGAAAAATATTTTAAAGCGTTTAATAATCACTTTCAATATGAGTATTTTGATAAATCAAATTGCAATGTTGATAGGGTATGTTTTGAGAGTTATGATGAGGATATTTATATAAATTACAATGCCACTACTTACGAACCTACTTTAATAGATGAGGGTTTTGAAGTAAAGGATAAAGTACCGTTAATACCAATTGATGACGAGGGTATTATTATTGAAAAAATAATGAAATTCAATTGGAGCAAAGATTTTGTAGAGGGCGAACGTAATAGTTATATTTTCGATTTAGCTGGTGCATTTTGTGAGTATGGTATTTCAGAGCATACCGCTTTAGGATATATCCAAAACAATGTAGTTTATGGTGACTTTTCAGAAAGTGAAACAAAAAACACAATTAAGTCCGCATACAAAAGACGTGCTTTTAATTCAAAGTATTTTGAGAATTACCAACAGATTGATAGGATTAAAACAGATTTAAAGATAGGTAAAAAGGAAGTACTTGAAAAGTACAACATTGAGGAGTATGTTTACAATGAAATAAAGGAAGTATCAGAAGCCGAAGATTTTTGGTACATTATCGTAAATGAAAAGACTAATAAGGAAAAGATTTGTATAAGTCCAATAAAATATAAATACTTTTTAGAGCGTAATGGATTTAAAAAACATTTCCCAAATGAAAGTGATAAACCGCAATTTGTAGCAATACAATCTAATAAGGTTAAATTAACCTCAACATCAAAGATTAAGGATTTTGTTTTAGACTTCTTAATGGAACGTAAAGAGATTGATGTTTGGAACTATTGCGCTAATTATCAAAATTTATTTAGTGAGCAGTTTCTTCTAATGTTAGAAAGTATTGATTTGATAATGTTGAATGATAATAGAGATACTTCTTATTTAGCTTTTAAGAATGGAATTTTAGAGATTACTAATAAAGATATTAGTTTAGTAGATTATATTGATGTTGATGGCTATATTTGGGAAAGCCACATATTAGATAGGGAATTCATAAAAGTTGATAATTTTGAAAATGATTATCAGAAATTCGTTAACAATATTTCAGCAAACGAACCTTTTCCTATTGAGGTTACTATTGGTTATTTATTATCTACTTATAAGAATAGAAGTAATAACAAAGCGGTTATTTTAAATGATGAGATTATTTCAGATAATCCTGAGGGTGGAACTGGAAAAGGTTTATTTGTTCAAGGTTTATCACAGATAAGAAACACATCAATTATCGATGGCAAACAATTTGATAGTAAGAAATCATTTGCTTATCAGACCGTTTCTTTAGATACTAAGATATTGGTTTTTGATGACGTTAAAAAGAATTTTGATTTTGAGGATAAGTTTTCACTTGTTACAGAGGGTATGACTTTAGAGCGTAAAAATAAAGACGCTATTAAACTAAACGTACACGATAGTCCTAAAATTGTAATGAGTACCAATTACGCTATTAAAGGCGAGGGAAATTCACACAACAGACGTAGACACGAAATAGAAATAGCACAATATTACGGAAGCGATTTAACACCCGACCAAGAATTTGGAAAACAATTATTTGACGAGTGGAGTTTAGAGGATTTTAATAAGTTTGATAATTATATGGTTTATTGTTTACAAATGTATCTTAAGTCAGGACTTGTAAAACAAAATGCTAAAAATATCAAATTAAGAAAATTCATAGCTGAAACAAATATGGATTTCTTCGAGTGGGTTTCAGATTGTGAAAACTTCCCTATTAATCAAAGAAACGATAAGAGCCAATATTTTAACGCTTTTGTTAATGATAATAAAGATTTTGATAAATGGTTAAAACGAAACCGATTTAATATTTGGGTTCAAAAATACGCATCATATAAAGAGTATCGATTTGAACAAGGTTCAAGTAATGGTTTAAAATGGTTTGGTATTTTTGAGAAAGGAATTGAAAATAATGTTGAAGATAACGACGGAATAGATTTTTAAGTTATGAGCAAACAATTAAGAGATTACCAGATAAGAATATCTAAAGATGGAACTGACATATTAAAAGCAAAGAAAATACTTTGTCTTTTTATGGAGGTGAGAACAGGTAAGACTGCAACCGCTTTGGATATATGCAAAAACTTTGGAGCGAAAAAGGTTCTATTCATTACAAAAATTAAAGCCTTTACATCGATTGAAAATGATTATTGGGATTTCGGCTATTTAGGTAATTTTGATTTAACTATTATAAATAGAGAATCATTACATAAAATAGAAACAAACGATTTTGATGTAGTTATTATTGATGAGGTTCACGGATATACTTCTTATCCTAAACCATCGAAATATCATAAAGACGTTAAGTCAAGGTTTGGAGATATTCCTATGATTATGTTAAGCGGAACACCAACACCTGAAAGCTATTCACAATATTATCATTTGTTTACTTTATCAAATCATTCGCCTTTCAAAGATTATAAAAACTTTTATCAGTGGGCAAATGAGTATGTAGATATTAAATTGAAATACTTAGGTTATGCACAAGTTAAAGACTATTCTAATGCACGAAAAAAAGACTTTTGGCATCATATAAGATACCATATTCTAACATTCACACAAGAACAAGCTGGATTTACAACCGATGTAAAAGAGAATGTTTTAAAGGTTAAAATGAAACCTATCACTTATGCAATAACTGATAAATTAATAAAGGATTTAGTAGTTACATCAAAGTCAAGCGGTAAGCAAATCATAGCCGATACTGGTGTTAAATTACAACAAAAGATACATCAATTGTTTAGCGGTACAATTAAATATGAAGACGGAACTACACAAGTAATTGACGACACTAAAGCACAATTTATAAAAGAAAAGTTTAAAGGTAAAAAGATAGCTATATTTTATAATTTTGTTGCAGAGTTGGAAATGCTTAAGTCAACATTTGGAACACAATTAACAACCGACTTAAACGAATTTAATGCAACAAATAAAAATATAGCTTTGCAGATTGTTTCAGGGCGTGAGGGAATAAGTTTAGCAAAAGCAGATTATCTTATATTTTTAAATTTGCATTTTTCAGCAGTTAGTTACTTTCAAGCTAAAGACCGATTGACTACAATGGATAGGAAATCAAACGATATTTATTGGATATTTGCAGAGAATGGAATAGAAGAAAAGATTTATAATAAAGTATTAATGAAAAAAGATTATACAAATGAAACCTTTAAAAAAGACTTCGGAATTAAGCGAACAAGCAATACAAAAGAAAATTATCAATCAGCTCGAGTACGAGGGTTACTTAGTTCTTAAATTGATAAAATGCAATAAGAATGGTTATCCTGACTTATTAGCGGTTAAAAATAACGATATTATGTTTATTGAAGTTAAACGACCAAGTGGAAAACTATCTGAACTTCAAAAAGTAAGAATAAACGAAATGAAATTAAAAGGTATTAATGTAAAATGTTGGACTGCGTATGGATGCGATTTTGAATATTAAAGGAGTTAAGTTAGGTTTACATTTTGAAACACAAACAAGTCCTAACGGACGTCCTATTCGATTAAGCGGAATAGGTAAAAACGTAAAACTTGCTGAAAAGTATGTTGATGGTTCTTATAAAAATCATTGGATTTATACATTTCGCTATTTAGATGCTATTGATGGCTTTATAAGTTTTGAGTTTGATTATTATGGGATTTTTGTAGGAGCTGTTAAGTCATAGACAAACAAAAAGATTTTAGTAAACGATAGGGAAAATCCGAGAGTTGAAGAAAGAGATTGAATATTATAATTACGGAATAAGATGAAAAAAGTTATTTGGAGTTTATTTGATAGCGAAACTGCTATAACACAATTATTAAATAATGATGAGTATATTGTTTATTCAATTGGATTGCCAAGTTCGTCAGCTATTACAGATAATTTTATAAAAATAGATTTAAGCAAAAAAAGTTGTTTAAGTAAATTAGAAAAATTACCTAAACCAGATATTATTTTTGCGAGTCCGCCTTGTGAAACTTGGGTAAATGTAAGTATTGGAAATGTCGGAAAATATAATAGAAATTTTAACGAATATAATTTGTACTGGCAAAAAGATTTTAAACCAAATAACTTTGCAAAACATCATAGACAAAACAGATTATTAGGACAAAAAACAGCTTTTTATACTGCTGAAATAATAAAAAAGTTTAATCCTAATTTTTGGTGTATTGAAAATGGGAGTACTTCAATTATTTTCAAGTACTTAAATATTTATCATAAATTACAAGGATGTAAGAATTTATGTTATTATGATAATTACGATAAAATAAACTTTTCTCCAAAACCAACTTACTTTTATTCAAATAAAAAAATGTTGTTAAAAAAACAAATGATAAAATACAATAACAACAGGATAACAAGAAATGTTAATTTTAATAATAAAATAAAAAACGGAACAATTAATTTAGAAGATTATAATATTAAAAAAGATTATTGCGAACGTTCAAAAGTTCCAATAGAATTATATAAACACATTTTATTAATTTACGAGGGCAAACAACAGCTTTCTATGTTTTAAACTACTTCTTTTATTGTATTGTTATTTAGAATGAATATAAATAAACGACCAATGTAAAAGCTATTAAATTTTTTATTACTTTTACATAGTCATTAAAAAGATACTTGTACTATCTGACAAAAAACATTACAGCCTTATTTCCAAATCAATTGTACAAGAGTTGAGAGTAGAAATAAGGCATTTTTAATTAATATAGTTATGAATTACACATTAGGTAATATAAATTACGACAGAAGACAAAAAAAATATATAATTAGAGTAGATTGTATTCATTATCCAAAAGGTTATAAATTTTTCTATAATGATACAGAAGAAGGTTTAAAAAGATTTATAGCTAAACAAGTTGAAAAACTAAAAGAATATAATTATGAAAAATGAAGATAAAAATAAATATATTTACGAAGCAATATTAACTGATAAACAACTTAATTTTTTAAATAAAAAAAGATTTGAAATAATTTACTTATTGGATTATTTGGATGCTCACACGGAGCAAGTTATGGGGGTTATGATGTTTATAGATATGGTTTGAAACATACATTTTCAATATCTATACATTTTAATAGAGGTCAATTTATTATAGACAATTTAAAAGATTATTATAATCTGCAAAAAATTACATTTAATAATATTGTACCAAATTTTAGTATATCAATTTAACCAGTCTTAAAATGACTATAAAAAAATAGAGGTATGGAAGTAATAATTACAGAAAATAATGAAACGTTGTCGATAATAACAACCGATAGCTTTACAGGAGAAGGAACGGATGATTTAAGACTTGAAATTGATTCTAAATATTGTTCTGCTTGGATTCATTTAACAGATTATGAAGTTATAAAATTACGTGACAGACTTAATGAATGGATAGATGACTAAAACTAACACTGTGCTAAACGAATTAGAAAATAAGATTAGAAAAGAAATACCTGAGTTGATGGAGTTGGGTGTGAGTTTACAGATAAAAATAAAGTAATAAAATACACTGTTTTAGGTTTTGATAATGATGGTAAATTAACAGCTACTTATTTTAATAGATTTAAAATATCTTTTAATTACAATGTTGATAAATTTAGAGTTAAGTATATTTTAATCGGAAAACTAATACAACTTAATCACGTGTTGGAGTATGCAAGTGGACAAAAATATTTAATAGTAGATAAATGGAATCTAAAATCAAACCTACTATCAGAGCAATCGATTGAATTGATAAAATATATTTTATAACTTAAAAAAGATTAGATTATGAGAGTAAATATAAATGGTGTTTGGTACGATGCAGAAGAAGTGCCAATTCAAATTGAATTAAGCCAATCAGATAAAAATAATATTGCAAATATGCACGAAGATAAATTTAATTACGTTTGTTTTCCTGACAATATGAAATTTGAAGAAGTTGCTGAAATATTAAAAATATATAATTAAATACTTGAATGAGTTATGAAAAAAAAAGAATTAAAACAAGAAATAGAAAAATTAACTATTTTAGTTAATGAGTTAAAAAAGCAAAAAAAGGAATTAATATCAAAACAATTTGATGAAGATATTACAAAAGTGATTGATACATTAAAAAAACATGGTCATTTAGATTGGCAAATTAATGTAGATAGACATAATTTTCGTCCTGAAATTGAAATTAAAAGAACTTATATATTTACATTATCCATATAGAAAAAATGAGTGAACAAGATAAAGCGAAAGAGTTAATAAAGAAACTTTATAATACAGATTGTGGGAGTGTTGGAGGATATGGACATATTGTTTTTGATGATGGTAATATAGATAATAATTCTATTGAATGGTGTATAAAATCAGCTAAAGAAAATAAATATAAAGATTCAACGTCAGAAGAAACAAGATTAGCTTCTTTAGTTGCATTAGAATATTTTTTACAACTTACAGAATATAAAAGAGAACAAGTATATAATTCATTATAAAATAAAAACTTGTGAATTAAATAAAAATAACTAACTTTGTTAAATGTTGGAAGAATTATCTAAAAATCATAAGCATTGGTTAAGTATTGCATATCAAATATGTAAGGATAAAGACTACGCTAATGATTTGGTTCAAGATATGTATTTAAAACTTTATAATTGTGATAAAGATATTAACGAATGGTATATTTATCGAGTTATAAAAAATATGTACTTAAACGCTTTAAAATCTAACAAAGAGAATTATACTTTAGATTTTGATGTTCCAATAAGTGAGTTTGATATTGAACCAATGGATGACGTTGAAATAATGAACAGTATTTTTGAAACATCTCCAACTTATAGAAAGATAATAATTGATAAGTGTGTCCAGTATGGAATAATGAATTTTTGCAGAGAAAGCAAAATATCTTATCCAATGGTAAAAAGAAACCAAGAATATTTAAAAACAGAAATATGTCAAAGGAAAAAGAATCTCGGACTGATGTAGTTAGTAATTGTAATAATTGTACTAACATCGAATGGATAAAAAAAGATTTTGCTTTTCATAATCCAAGAAAATTAACACAAGAAGAAAAAGATAGTTTAAGCACGTTATCAGATGAAGATAAAGTAAAACTATATAACGAAACTTTTGGTACAACTATTGAAGAACCTACCGAAAACGTTTTAAAACAAATTAATAACAAACTTAATCTATTGGCAAGTTATGAAAACTAAAATATTAATATTATTTATCGTATTATTTTCATTCGGGGCAAGTTGTACGCCTGATGAATTACCAAGCCCTGATTGTAATTGCGGAACTATAACTGAAAAGATAGTTTTTCAAATCCCTAACAATGTATTCACAAAAATTAAAGTAAAAAACAATTGCGATAATACTATTAAAGATTTACAACTTACAGGTAATAGAACTGATTTAGTAATTAGCAATGAGTATTGTAATCAATAAGTTATGAATAAAGATAAATTCTTTTATACTCATTGTATTCCTTTTAAATTATTAGATGTTATAACAATAAAATATATTTATGAATGGAGCGAATATTTATATAAAATAAACTTTTTAACTATGAATGATGTATATTCTTATTTAAATGAAAAATTTAAACAATTTGATAATGATTAAACAAGAAATAGACTTCTTAATTAAAGAAACAAAAGATAAAGAGCAAATGAAAACGTTATGTATTTCAGAACTCGACTATCTTAATTTATGTACTTTAAAGAAGCGTAAAAAAATGAAAGTGTATAAAGGTTTTTATATATTCTATTCCGATAAAATAAACGTTGGAAGTAGTTACTTATTACCTTTTACAATAGACGAGATAAAAGCTAAAATGTTTATTGAATAAACAGATTTTTTTCAGATGGAAACAACAAACAACGAAAAGAAGCCAAACGGTGGTAAACGTGATGGCGCAGGGCGTAAAAGTGTAGCACAAGAACAAAAGGTAAACGAAATATTTTTAAGTGCCTTAAAAGGGCTTAAAAAAGTTGATACAGATGATGAAGCTAAAATAGAATTCGCAAAGGATTTATTAGAAAACCAAAGAGGACGGATATTTATTGCTGAACATTTATTTGGTAAACCTAAAGAAACTATTGACCAAAATGTAAGTATCAATTCATTTGAGTTAAAAGACGTAATTAAATTTAAAGAGTAGGTATGTTATACAGCTGGTTAGCATTGAGAGAATGGCTCAAATACTTTTTAAAACTATGATAACTCTAAATAAAAAATACTCACCATTATTTGAAAACGATACACGCTATTTTATTATAACTGGTGGTCGTGGTTCAAGTAAGTCTTTCGGGGTTGGTAGCTTTACCAACCTTTTATCGTTTGAGCAAGGTCATAAAATACTATTCACACGTCAAACAATGACAAGTGCGCACCTTTCAATTATCCCAGAGTTTCAAGAGAAAATAGATTTAATGCAACTTAATAATTATTTCGAGGTTAATAAATCAGAAATAAAAAACAAAGTAAGTAATAGCGAGATTATATTTAGAGGAATTAAAACAAGTAGCGGTGACCAAACTGCAAATCTTAAATCTTTGCAAGGTGTTACAACTTGGATATTAGATGAAGCGGAGGAGTTAACAGATGAAACTACTTTCGATAAGATTAACTTATCTATTCGACAAAAAGGAAAACAAAACCGCATTATATTAATTCTTAATCCTGCAACAAAAGAGCATTTTATTTACAAACGTTTCTTTGAGGAGCGAGGAGTAAACGAGGGATTTAACGGAATTAAAGACGATGTAACTTATATT